AGCTTGGATTATCTACACAAATTAAAACTCTACCCTCCTGTCTGAATTCATGACTAGCCAATAGTGATTCGGTATCTAAGGGCTGCTCTAGCTTTTCTCTAACGTCTTCACTATTCATTTGTCTGCTCACTAGTGTTAATTTGTGATTTAATCCAGACTTTAAGCTCTGTAAGATCATTCACACGCCACCTGGCCGCAAGTAATTGAACTTTCAGGGATTTATCTGACGTTTCAGGATCCATTGTTAATTGATTAATGTTCTGAGCTAGTTGGATTTTTTCGTCAATTCCATCAAGTAGAGTTTTTAGTACGTCAATTTCTTTTTTAGCCGCAATCCTCTCTTGGCTTTCTCTAGTTTTTCGTTCTTCTGGGATATCCAAAGACAACCCACTGTTGGGGATTAAGTCGTTATTCATACTGCTCCTCACTGTCGGCAACGCCGTTATTGTTTTGGTCTAGGTCAATGATTAATTCCTCAGGGTCGTCAACACCCGATTTGTTAATCATTCGCTTTAATAACTGGTCTTTACGGATAATCTGACCTAATTCAGGGTCAGACTGAGCTAGCTCTAGTATTCCCTTTAGATTTTCCATAGATTGCTCGTCGTCTTTAAGTTTTGAGGTAGAAGCATCAACTTTGAATTTGAATCCTTTTAGTTTCTTGTTGTAATCAACGACGGCTGTACTTGCGTCAAACTCAGAGTCTTCAAGTTTTCGGCGTTTAATATATTCTTGGGTAAGGTCAACTTCCTGTTTACCTTCAGACAAAGCAAAATGAATATTAAGCATAGTTTCACAGACATCACCAAACCAACCTTCGAATTGTTTACGAAGATGGTTATCACTAACACCAACGCGCTCCTGTTGTGCTTTTACTCCGCTGTCTGTCTTTGAGAAACCGGGATTTCCGACCTCAGCAGAAACGCTTGTGTCGTTTGAGTTGTTCAAGTTTAGGATTTGACTCTTAATTAAACCGTAGTTGTTTGAAAAGTTGTTTGTCGCATTGGTTGAGATATTCGCAGGTGAGATGCTTGCGTTTTGGTCTGCTCCCAAATCCCAAATAGCGTTTACTTTGAATCGTATGGTTGAAGTGTCAAATGAACCTCGTTTAATTAGTGGTGGGTTAAGGCTTAGAGCTTGTGCGTATTGATACATCTGCATTTCTGAATCAAGCATGTTTTGAAGTCCTGCTACTAGTTCGACTGCACCACGACCGATTGGATTAGACATATCCATATCGTGATATATAAAGTGGATTGGGATAATTCCTCGTGGGTCTGGATTTACAGTTGAATAGACTACTTCGTTAGTTTCTGGGCTATATCCGTAAAAAGTAGCACCTACACCCTTCTGGAATGCAAAAATAATTTCTATGCCACCTACCTCAAGGTTCTTCTCTCGCTCAGCTGGCGATTTGCTTTCGTCTGTTTTATCTTTTGCTTCTAATTGAGTAAGTTTATCTAATCTCCAACCACTCTTTATACCCTGCTTGACTAATTGCTTTTCTCGACGAATTAGATATTTGATATCGCTCGGTTGGTACCAAGCTCGTAAGAAAATAACATTACAGTCTTTATCGTAGACTTTACCAGCTTCTAAAATAACGTCCTTGATATAAGGCAGTTTGAAGTCTGCCCCAAAATAATTCCCATGTTGTGTATAAAAACAGTAAGCAGGTTGAGAGCCGTAAGTCATAGCCTTACTCAAAGCTCCCCACGACTTTTGAATAACACTTCCTGTAGTGTTGGCGTTTGGTAAGATTTCTTCAGTCAAGACTAAATTAGCAATATCCGCTAAGTCTTTGTCCTTATCTAAGCTAGTAACTAACCCAGTTGGCAACTGCTGAATAACGCTCTTAGAGCGGGATTGAATATAGCTAGCTGTGGTTCCATCTGTAACATTAGGTAAGCCAGCTGGTATGTTTGGCTTAGGTTTATTTAGAGCAATACGCTCAAACTCGTCAATACCAGACAAAACTGCCTGATATTTACGCAAACTTTCATCGTAAGCATCGCCGATGTTAGATTCATCTATAAAAGAAAAAGCCACTGGTTTCCCCCAACGTAAAAATTACTGTTACGTAATCATCACGCTGGGCATTTCCCAGTAGCTTGTTACTCGTCTATAATATCACATTTGAATAAAAACGTCTATAGCCGTGAGTTTTTATCTAAAATAGTCTTTTTAACCATCTGAGGCAATCCTGTTTTCTTGTCTATTCTGACGTTTAAGGATATGTCTAAACATTCCCCATTTTCTGCTTGTTTTATTAAGTCCTCAAACTCTTGCCTGACTTCTGTAAAGGTTGATACTTTCGATGAGATTGTAAACGACCTAATGCTTTGAGCTGTCATATAATCTCTAATCTTTTTTATCTCTTCCACTTCCACCCCCTCCATGGTGTATTTATTTCTTACTTCACCGAATCTTAGCTCCATAATGACGATAGCTCCCCTGAGGTTTGAGTGGTTGGTCTTATTTCATATTTAGGCTTTAACACACTTGATAGCTTATATCTCACAGCGTCTAGTGCGTGATCGAATCCACCCTCTGGTATATTGATAGTCTTGCCGTCTTTATCAGTCTGCCATAAATAATTTCTATATTCCTTAATCAAATTGACACTTCGTTTGGTCATTGAGATGCTCTGCTCCTGCACATAACCGATTCCCTGCAAAATAGAGCCACTGCCTTTTTTCGCTGCGACAACAGACAATCCGTACATCTGAAGTTCATCGATAGACTTCGGCTCTGCTGAATCTGCTACAATCACACCAAAATCTAAGTTATTCATAAATGAGGCGATTTGTTGGTTACTCATACCTTTTCTGTAAAGAACCTCGTCTAAGACATATCCGCCGTTGTAGTAGTAGACTGCGACTACTGCTGTAGGGTCGTTTGAATATCCAAAATCCAATCCATAACCCTCTAGGCGGGCTTCGTGAGGTATTTCGTCTATAATCTTCCAGCCTTTGTAGATCCTGCCTTCAACTTCACCTAGTTGACCTAATCCGTAAACAGTCCACCAGTTTTTGTTTGATTTGTGAGCCTCGATGTCTTTTACGATTGTTTCAGGCAGACCTTCATTATCTTTATAAGTGACAGTAATCATCTCGACGTCATCGCGTGTATTTAATAAGTCATAGAACCAGAACTCATTCGTTGGGTTCCAATCTAACCAAATCTCTAATCTAGTACGCACTGCTAATTGGTCAAATGATTCATAAGCTACGTTGTTGCATTCATTTATAAATAATCTATCACGACGTGGACCACGCACCTTACTAGGTTGATCAGCACTGAAGAACTCTATCTTTGAGCCCGTTTCAAATGTATAAATAGAGTCTGTAGCGTTCCAAGCTGATTCTTTCCAATAGCCATGCTCCTGCATAATATTCTTAAAATCACGCATAGCACCTCTTTTAAGATGCGGAAATGATTCAGACACAACACTAGTTAGAGTCGGTTTCTTATCTTTCTGAGCCTTACTGATGAGTATTTGAAGAATAGATATAGTTTTACCAGCCGATGTTCCACCACAAACACCACGGATACGCTTTGTCATCTTAGCCAGCTTTTTTGTTGAACTGGTTAAGACGAACATATTATTGTTCGCCCTCCACCAAATCACCAAGGATTGGCTTTGGCAGCTTAACGTGCAATTCTTTCTTCTCTGTTATTCGCTGTTTGAGTTTATTATACTCTCGAATCGCTGCCATCTTAGCTTTGAAGTCTGCGTCTTGTGTGATGAGTTTCTCCATCTGCTTATCGACATACTGGTCATTCAATCCACCAGCTTCAAATAGCTCATCTATCCTCTTCAGAATGTTACGTTTTGTCAAGAGTTCAGAAGCTCTTGTTCGTGCGGCATTATACCAATTAGACTTGGACCGATCAGGTTCATAAGCCTCTATATAACTTTGTACACCATTACCAAAAAACTCTCTATCACTAGCATATAGTCGACAGAACTTTTCTTGTCTTGGATTCAGTCTTCTTAGCTTTTTATCCATATCCACCTCATTTTCAAAATACACAAGAACGTTTTACTTCAGAGTTGCGTTCTTTCAACTCACATATTGTACTTATATTATAACATAAAATTATTCAACGAACTCTTTCTTATTTAATTCTTACTTTGTGTGTAATCTTTTTCATATGCTCTCTGTATTTGAAAAGTATAATGACTACTATAATCAACAACGTTACGAAGTACGAAAAAACATCTGCTTCATCTACGTCATTCAACCATTTAGTTATCCGATTTATTAAGCTTTTCATTTCTC